CGCGCTTGCGTGCCGCCTGGTCGGCCTCGCGCTCGGCCTGCTCGAATCGCTCGACCGCCAGCAGCTGGCGCTTGGCCTCCAGCTCCAGCTGCTTTTGCAGATCCTCGTTTTGGATCTTGATGGCATCGGCCAGCAGCTTGTCAAGCTCGAGCAGGCGTTTGCGTGATGCCTCAGCAGCTTCGCGCTCGGCCTTGGTCGGCGCGCTGGGCGGCTCCGGTCGCTGGTCGCCCTCCTGCGCGCGCTTGATGGCGGCGCGCAGCTGGTCGGCCTTCTTGATAGCCTCATCGAGCGAGCGCTCAAGGGAGGTGCGGATGCGGCCCGGCCCGCGGCCCTCCAAAGCCTCAAGCGTGTCGGTGATCTGCTTCTCGGTGATCTCAAGCTGGCGCTCGAGCGAGAGATTGGCGCCAGTGAAATCATTGATGAGCGTGGCGACCGCGCCAGTAATCTGCAGCCGTAGGTTTTCCCAGCTAGCGGCCAGTTTGTCGATCTGCCCCTGCAGCTTGCCGGCCTGCTCGATGCTCGCAGCGCTAGCGCCACCGAACTTGGTGAGGCCTTCGCGGCCCTCGTTGAGCGCGGCCACCAGCTTGGGACCAACGCGCTGGCCAAAGATTTCAGCAGCCAGCGCACCCTCGCGCGCGCCGTCCTTGTATTCCTGAAAGCGGTCAGCGATGTCAGCCAGCGCCTCGGCACCGTTGCGCAGGCTGCCGTCGGCATTCTTGGTGGCGACACCCAGCCGGCGGAACAGCTCAGCCGCGTCGCTGCCCTCATCGGCCGCCTCGGCCAGTTTGGTGTTAAGCCGCGCCAACGCACCGTTAAATTGCTCGGCCTCGACACCGCCAGCACGGGCGGCCAGCTGGAATGCGCTGAGCTGATCGGCCGCAATGCCAAGGCCTTGCGCGGTGTCAGCCAAATCATCCAGCGCGCCCACCAGCCGCGTGACGCCGGCCAGCACGGCACCAGCACCCAGTGCAGCACCAGCGGCGCCGAGCTTGGCAAAAGTTGCCACAGCGCCGTCGACTGACCCGCGAATGCCTTGCAGCACGCGCGTCGCTTTATCCTCGGCGCTGATGACAACGCGGGCGTCAGTGTTGGCCATGCGTGTGCTTTCGGACGACTAGCAACAGCTCGGTGAGCAGGTCCAGATCGGTGACATCGTGCAGGCTGCAGTACAGCGGCAGCGCGGTCGGTTGCCAGCCGCCCAGCCAGTGCCAAGCGTGGGCGGCGAGTAGTGCGTCGGGGTGCCAGTCGGGCGGGCCGGCGGCGGCCTCGCCCATCCCCATGGCGGCCAACTTCTGCGCCTCGCCGCGGGAACGTTCCCACGTGAGGCGCTCCACTAGTTTTTTGCGGCGGCCTCCACGCGAGCGCGCCGCTCGGCGAGCTTTTCGATCAGGGCCGCGCGAAGCTGCTCGGCATCTGCCGGCTGGGCGTCGAGCAGCCAAGGGACAAGCTCCGGGCTGTAGGGCACCGGCGCATAGTCCAGACTTTGCCCGCCGACGAAGACCGCGTCGGTAACGTCGGACCATCCCACCACCGCGCGTTCGAGCTGAGCGCGGAAAAACTCGACCATACCAGCCTCGCCGGCCGCTTTACGGGCGGCTGCGAGCTCCAGCTCGTGCTGAGTTGGGAGCTGCAACACGTAAGTGCGGCCGTCCACCACGACGCTAAAGCGGCGCGCGGCCAGCGCGCGCGCCTTGAGTTGCTCAATGTCGCTCATGTGCTGTACCGCGTCGGCGTGGCCGAGAAGCTGATGTCGATGTTGGCCGTGAGCGGCTCATTGGCGGCCACGTTGGGCGTGGTCTGCAACGACCAGTAGCCGTTGGCTACCAGGCGGCTGTTGTTTGGAAAGACGAGTCGCAGCGCGGTGGGCTTGGCTAATTCGGCCGCGCCGTTGACCACGGTGTACCAAGAAAGCGCGGGATCATCGAGCACCGTGAGCTGTAAAGTCTGCGGGCTGCGCGTGGTGGGGATCTGCTTCTGCACGCGGTCCACAATGGTAGTCACGTCTACGAAATTCTGCTCGCCGCCACCGGGGGCGATGTTCCGAATCTGCGTGACGTTCGTCCAGGCCGTGATGCGGCGGATAGTGCCGGTGCCCGACCCGGCCGGGTAGAGCGTCGTGTCCGTGGTGTTGATGCCCTCGAACGTGATGTCATTGGTGGAGACGTTGCTCACGCGCACGATGCGGCCGCTGAGCAGGTCCCAGCCGCTGGTCACCTCCAGAAAGTCACCGACCACGACGCTGTGGCCGGAGGCCAGGGTAGCCACCGCGCTGGCGGCGTTGGTGATGGCGGTCATGTTGACCGCGGTGCCGTAGGTCGACGCAACGGCGACCACGGTGCCCGTGGAAAGGGTAATTGCCATGTTGTTGCTCCGTGATGCCGGGGGAGGTCGAACCTAGAGCAGCGTGCCCGGCGCGTTGCTCGCGGTGTAAAGCGTGGCGTTGAATGTCATGGCGGCGCGGCCGATGGGTTGCTCGGCCTCGCCGTCGAACTCAATTTCGGTGGCCTGGTAGATCAACTGCACAGCCTTGCCCTGCACGGTGAGCGCGGCACCGAGGGCGATCTCGACCTGCTCGCAGATTGTGTCGAGCGTGTTGGCGAGGTTGGCCCCGCGTGCAAAGGCCTGCACCTCGACCGTGACAACGCGCGGCACATACAGCACGTCGATGCCGCCCTCAGTCTCGGCACTGTCGCTGGTGGTGTTGACCACCAGCGCCGGCATATCAAGCTCGCGCAGCGGATACACGCGCGCGGTATGCACGCGCGCCTGCGTCTGGGCGAGCCCTGTCACTGCGGCGACCACAGCGGCCCGCAGGTCGTTGCGCACGTGGGGCATGGTCAGGCCTTGGTCAGGATCAGCGTGGTCATGCCGGTGCCGTCCGGCTGGATCTCGGCCACGTTGTAGGCGGTGCCCTGCATCACCACACCCGCGCCGGTCACCACGGCGGCCACGTCACTGCTGCGCGCGATCAGTTGCGGGCGGGTGCCGGCGGCTAGGTCGAGCACGTTGACGTAGGCGTTATCCGCCACCGCCCACACCGGTTGGCCGTTGATGGTCACCTGCTCGCCGCAGGCCGTGAGATACGCCAGGCGGTCGAGGTCGGTCTCAAGCATTACGCGCTGCCGTTGTAGCCGGCGACGTTGGCGCCTGCGAACACCGGGCCGGTGGTCACGGTGGCCACCACGCGGATCCAGCCGCGCACGCTGCCGGCGGGCACCACCAGGCGGTGGGCCGTGCTGGCGGTGGTGATGGCGGAGGTGGCCACGGCCGGCGTGAGCGCAGCGGCGCCGGTGCCGCTGCCGTCGGTGGCGTCTTGCAGGCTGAACACCACGTTGCCGGTGACGGCGCCGACGTTCAGCAGCACCGCGAGCTGGCCCTCGACGTTGCGCACGTCGACCCATGGGCCGTTATTGGCGCCGGCCGCGTAAGAGGCGGGCGCCAGGCCCAGCGCATTGAGGCTCAGGGCCTCGCCGATGAAGTTGAGCATGAAATTCACCTGCCTTTCTTGGCCGCGGGCTTGGGGGCCTCGACTGCCACGGGGGCGGGCTTTTCTTCAGCCACCGCATCGGCCACGATGGTGGCCTTGCCGGCGCTTTCAAAGCCGCGCGCGTTGATGTAGTCCATCTGCAGCTCGGCGCCCGGCTCGACCGCCTCGCCGCCGATGAGGAACGGGCGCAGCACCCGCACGGTGACCGTGCGGACTTCCTTGGCCACGGTTTGCATGATTGCGTTCTCGGGTCAGCAGGTGGGCGAGCCGCAGCCCGCCCACCTGGCGCATGGCGCGCGGGTTACGTCAGGTTGTTGGCCGCGTAGCTGAACGCGCCCGAGTAGCGCACCCCGATGTCGACCGAGTACATGGCGCGCAGGCCGATGATGCCGGCGAGGAAGTTTTCCACCGGATTGACGGCCAGCTCGAGCACGCCCCACTCGCCCACCACCACTTGGCTGAAGTCGCCAAAGAGCAGGCGGCTAGCCGGCATTTGGTTGGACGTCATGGCCCGATAGCCGATGCACTGGCCGTTGAGCATGTTGCCCGTCCAGAGCGGCGTGTCCGTGCTGGTGAAGCGCTGGCGCGTCATCAGCAATTCGGTGGCCAGCGGGTGCGACACATAGCCGCAGCCCTCGGTCAGCGTGTTGGCGACCGCCAGGTCCGTCTGCGAGTTGAGCAGCAGCGCGTAAGTGATCGACGTGCCGGTGAAGGCGCCGATGCCGCCGGTGGTGATGATGCCGGTGGGCTGGCCCGAGGCGCCCGAGCCGTTCAGGCCGGCTTGGTCGACTGCCAGCGCCACCTGGGCGGCCAGGTCGGACATAACGATCGACTCGGCGCTGGGGTCGCTCTGCAGCTGCAGCTGGCGGCTGATGCGGGTGGCGGCCACCACGGTCTTGGGCGTGAGCGCCATCTGGCCGAAGGTCTGGTCAGAGAAGGCAGCGCCGGTGCCCGACTCCGCGCTCATCCAGTTGGCCACGGCAGCGCCGTTCTGACGCGGGACGGCGACGTTGCCGACCAGGCCCGACAGGCGACGCGCGCCCATGTTGAACAGCACCGAGCGGTTGCGCAGCAGGTCGATGAACGACACGTTGGCCGTTTCGACCAGGAAGCCACCCGCCGAGCCCGTGCCGGCGACGATGTCGCGCTGCTGGCGATGCACCTGAGCCTTAAGCAC